AAGACTCTACGCAAGAGGAGAACAGTCTGTGCAAAAATATAAAGATGAGTTATCTATAAACGGTGACTTAAGCTACTTAAACCTAGACTGGAAACCTGTAGCGGTGTTATCTAAGTTTGTTGATATTGTTGTTAACGGTATGACAGATAAGGGTTATGAGATAAAATCATTTGCATCAGATCCGTTTGCTGTAAAAGAAAGAACACAACATGCCACTGATTTAGCTGAGGATGCTTTTTCACAGGACGTAATACAAGACGCAAAACAAAAATTCGGCGTAGATTTAACTAAAACTAATATACCAGCTGATCAATTACCTAAAAGTAAAGAAGAGTTAGAATTACACATGCAACTAACATATAAGCAGGCTATAGAGATAGCTGAAGAAGAGCTTATAAATAATGTACTAGATTATAACAAATACGAAGAGGTTAAGAAAAGAGTAGCATACGATTTAGTTGTGTTAGGTATAGGTGCTAGTAAAACTGATTTTAATCTAGCTAATGGAGTTACTGTTGATTACGTAGATCCAGTTAACTTAGTACACTCTTATACGGAAGATCCAAACTTTGAGGATATATACTACGTGGGAGAAGTTAAAAGCGTGCCGTTAGAAGAAGTTAAAAAACAATTTCCAAACCTAACAGACGAAGATCTTATAGAGATACAGCGCTATCCAGGTGATTCAACTAGAACTAGAAATTTTAACGGTCAAGATAGTAATAATGATAATGTTCAAGTTTTATACTTTGAATACAAGACATATAGTAATCAAGTATTTAAAATAAAGCAAACAGATCAAGGTCTTGAAAAAGCTTTACAAAAGGACGATACATTTGATCCGCCTGAGAGTGACAACTTCAATAAAGTAAGTAGATCTATAGAAGTATTATATAGTGGCGCTAAGATATTGGGTTACGAAAAGATGCTTAAGTGGGAGCTAGCAGAGAATATGACTAGACCTTTTAGTGATCAAACTAGGGTTAATATGAATTATACTATATCTGCTCCTAGAATGTACAAAGGTAGAGTTGAAAGTATAGTAAGTAAAACTATAGGTTTTGCTGATATGATACAATTGACTCACTTAAAAATACAACAAGTGTTAGCACGTATGGTGCCAGATGGTGTTTTTGTAGATGTTGACGGGTTGGCTGAAGTTGATCTTGGTAATGGAACAAATTATAATCCACAGGAAGCACTTAACATGTATTTCCAAACTGGTAGTATAGTTGGTAGATCATTAACGCAAGATGGTGATCCTAACAGAGCTAAAGTACCAATACAAGAATTACAGACATCGTCAGGTATGAGCAAAATACAAGCACTTATACAAACTTATCAGTACTACTTACAAATGATAAGAGATGTGACAGGGCTTAATGAAGCTAGAGATGGTAGTCAACCAGCAAAAGATTCTTTAGTTGGTTTACAGAAACTAGCGGCAGCTGCATCAAATACAGCAACAAAGCATATACTTCAATCATTAATGTATATCACTGTTAGAATATGTGAGAATATAAGTCTAAGAGCGGCGGATATGTTAAACTTCCCTTTAACTAAGAACGCTTTAATGAATTCTATAAGTAGCTTTAATGTTAATACATTGGAGCAGATTGAAAAATTAAACATGCATGAGTTCGGTATATTTTTAGATCTAGAACCTGATGAAGAAGAAAAGCAAATATTAGAGAGAAATATACAAATAGCGTTACAATCTGGAGGTATTGATCTTGAAGATGTTATAGATTTAAGACAGATATCCAATATTAAGTTAGCAAATCAAATGCTTAAAATAAAACGTAAGCAAAAGATGGAGGCTGATAGGCAGGCTCAAATGCAAAACATACAAGCTCAAGCTCAAGCAAATGCCGAAGGTGCTGAAAAAGCCGCTATGGCTGAGGTTCAGAAACAACAAGCGTTAGCTCAAACAACACTTCAAATAGAACAGGGTAAATCCCAGTTCGAAATGCAACGTATGCAGACTGAAGCTCAAATCAAGAAAGAGCTTATGGCTGAGGAGTTTAACTACAATATTCAATTAGCGAAAGCTAGAGCTGAGGCTGAAAAAGGAAAAGAAAAAGATATAGAAGATCGTAAGGACGAAAGAACTAGAATACAAGCTACACAACAATCAGAGCTTATAGCGCAACGTCAGAACGATGAACTACCTAAGAATTTTGAGTCGTCAGGTTTTGACTCACTAGGCGGATTTGGATTAGAACAATTCGACCCTAGATAAAAAAACTTTATTAATTTTATATTATTATATTATGTCAGAACAAACAGTAAAACAAGAGGGTGAATTTAAATTAAAGAAAAAAAAGACACCTAAGAAATTAGCTACACCAGAGAATAATATCACTAAGGTTAGCATGAAAGAACCTTTGATTGAAACAGAGCCAGAGGTTACAAAAGTAGTTATCAAGGAAGAAAAAGAAGTACCAGTTGTTGAAGAAACAGTGGTAGCCGACGAAGAATCTAACTCACCTATACAATTAGTTGAAGAGGTTGAGGAAGAAGTTAAAGAGGTGGAGGCTGAATACAAAGAAGCTATTAGAGATGAAAAAGTTATTGGTAAACCTTTACCAGAAAACATCGAAAAGCTAGTTTCTTTTATGGAGGAAACAGGTGGTAATATAAACGACTATGTTAGACTTAACGCTGATTACTCTAATGTTGATAACGAAACATTATTAAAAGAATACTATAAACAAACGAAGCCTTATTTAGAAGGTGACGATATAAGTCTTATGCTAGAAGATTTTTCATACGATGAAGATATCGACGAGCAGAGAGATATACGCAAGAAAAAACTTGCATTTAAAGAAGAAGTTGCAAAAGCTAGAAACTTTTTAGAGGAAACAAAGAGTAAATACTACGATGAGATCAAGTTGAGACCAGGCGTAACTCAAGACCAACAAAAAGCCACTGACTTTTTTAACCGATATAATGAAGAGCAGAAAGCTGGTAAAGCAAAACACTCGGAATTTTTAAAACGTACTAATGAATTATTAACTGACGACTTCAAAGGTTTTGATTTTAATGTTGGTGAAAGTAAATTCAGGTACAGTGTAAAAAATCCACAAAAGGTAGCAGAAGCACAATCTGATATCTCTAATTTCATTGGGACGTTCCTAAATGATAAAGGAGAGGTTAAAGATACTAAAGGTTACCACAAAGCTTTATATGCTGCTAGAAACGCTGATACAATAGCACAACATTTTTATGAGCAAGGCAAAGCCGATGCTGTTAGAGACGTTATGGTTAAATCAAAAAACATTTCAACTGAACCTAGGAAAACTAGTGGCGGTGATGTGTTTATTAATGGTTTAAAAGTTAAAGCTATTTCTGGTGCTGATTCTTCAAAATTAAAGATAAAAACAAGAAAATTTAACTAACAAAATTAAACAAAATGAGTTTAACTCCACAATTTGGTTCATTGAAACCATCTCAAAAACAAGAAATTTTAGATAGCAATTATCTAAAGTTTAACGACGGTGCTAACGGAACAGACACTTTCGCACAACAATACTTACCAGAGATCTACGAACAAGAAGTAGAGCGTTACGGAAACAGAACATTATCTGGATTCTTAAGAATGGTAGGGGCAGAAATGCCAATGACTTCTGATCAAGTAATTTGGTCTGAGCAAAACAGACTACATATCTCTTACGATGGATGTACTACTAATGGAACAGACACAATTACAATACCTGTAGATTTAACACCAGCTGATCCTAAGGATTATGTTGCTAATGTTGTATCTGTAGGAGCTACTATTGTAGCTTTAGATGGAGCGGGAGCTGAGATAAAAGCTGTTGTAACTGGTTCTAACTTAACCACAGGTGCTTTAACAGTAGCTCCTTATACCGCTGCAAATATATCTGGTTTAGCAACTACAGGTGTAAAAGTATTTGTATTTGGATCTGAGTATGCTAAAGGTTCAAGCACGCCTAACTACCAAGAAATTACCAACCCTGATGGGTATATATCTGTTGACCCTTCTTTCACACAATTCTCTAACTCACCAATCATCATCAGAAATAAATACGTTGTAAACGGATCTGATATGGCTCAAATCGGTTGGGTGGAAGTTGCTACTGAAGACGGAACATCTGGATATTTATGGTACTTAAAAGCTGAGTCTGAAACAAGATTACGTTTTGAAGACTACCTAGAAATGTCTGTGGTAGAAGGTGAAATTGCTGCCCCTGCATCTGCTGCTAAAACAGCAAAATACAAAGGTACTCAAGGTTTATTTGCTGCTATCGAAGATAGAGGTAATGTAAACGTAGGATTTACTGCTGCTGCAGGTCTTGATACTTTTGACGATATCTTGAAAAACTTAGATACTCAAGGAGCTATTGAAGAGAACATGTTATTCTTACAAAGACAAACGTCTTTAGATTTTGACGATATGTTAGCTGCAATCTCTGGAGGTGCTCAAGGTGGTACTGCTTATGGATTATTTGAAAACTCTGAAGAAATGGCATTGAACTTAGGTTTCTCTGGATTCAGAAGAGGTTCTTATGACTTCTA